TACTGGTGGTACCCTTACTGGTGCTCTTGTTAACCCTCTGGGTAGCGCAGCGGCTCCTTCGCTTACTTTCACCGGCGACACCAACACCGGCATCTACAGCCCTGGTGCCGATCAGGTTGCCATTGCTTCGGGTGGCACGGGCAGGTTGTTCATAGATTCTTCAGGCCGATTGCTGGCTGGCACATCTACAGCGCGTAGTAATTTCTTTGGCACTACTCTTAGTTCTTTAACTCAAATAGAAGGAACAGGTGGTTCTACTGCACGGGGTTCTTTAAGCGTACTTAATAATGATGTAAGCAATAACCCTCCTTACGTTCTTCTTGGCAGATCGGGTGCAGCAACACTTGGTTCAAATGCTGTGGTTGTCAGCGGAAGCCGCCTTGGAACTTTAACTTTTCACGGTGCAGATGGCACTAGTTTTATTGAAGCGGCAACTGTTGCCGGTGAAGTAGATGGCACACCTGGCAGCAATGATATGCCGGGCAGGCTTGTTTTTTCTACGACCTCAGATAATGCTGGCTCGCCCACCGAGCGGATGCGCCTGGACTCCAGTGGGCGATTAGGTCTGGGGACTTCTGCGCCAGAAGAAACTGTTGATGTTAACGGAGCAATTACTTGGCGCGGTTCACTTAATACAGGCAAGACTTCTGCGGGCGCATTAGACCGCTCCGGTAATGAACTGAGGATTCGCGCTTATGGAGCAACAGCTGGTACTGGACAACTCGTTTTTAGAACTGGCGGCGGCGGCGGTTCTGTTGACAGTGAAGCCATGCGTATTGACTCGTCACAGCGAGTAGGGATTGGCACTACTGGACCAACGCAGTTGCTGTCACTCGCTTCTGCTTCTGGCAACTCATATATTGAAGTAGCAGGTGGTGGTTACACACTTGGAACAAACTCTGTCTACTACGGGCAAGATTCTAGCGGCAATGGTGTTACGTGGAACAGGGGTAATAATTACCTGCTGTTTGGCACTAACAATACTGAACGTGTTCGCATTGATAACTCGGGGCGCCTTTTAGTTGGCACGTCTACTGCCCTTAGCACAAATACAGGAGCACTGCTGCAGTTATACGGTACTGGCGGTTCAGAGTTTGTTGGTTCATCTGCAAACAACAATCCCGCTGCAGGCGACCCAATCACAATGATCCGTGGCTTAAGCCAATCAGGATCCTCCTACGGGACTTGTGCAACTATTGCAATTCAGTCAGATGCAACAACTTCACTGAATGATTACCCAGGGAGAATAGTGTTCTCCACTACGGCAGACGGCGCGGCAAGCTCCACGGAGCGGATGAGATTGAGCGCAAACGGCGCAGTCAGAATTCCCTTTATTTACACGGATACAACCGCCACAGCAGCCAATGTTGTTGTGCTAAGCGATGGATACCTGTTGCGTTCTACTTCGTCTAGAAAGTACAAAACTGATATTGAGACCATTGAGGATTCGTATTCTGATGCTCTTCTTGAATGCCGACCTGTCTGGTATCGCTCAGTTTCACAGAAAGACAATCCTGATTGGGGCTGGTGGGGTTTTATTGCCGAGGAAGTAGCAGAAATCGATCCTCGTCTTGTTATTTGGAAAACTACGGAGGTTGTCTACGACGACAAGGGTTCAGCTTCAGAAGTACCTTGTGATCCAGAGCCAGAAGGTGTGGCCTACGACCGCTTCGTGCCTCATTTGCTGAACCTGATCAAGCGACAGGGAGAAGCTATCGCGGATCTCCAAGCCGAAGTTGCCGCTCTCAAGGGCGCGTAGTCACCTTCACTACCCGGCGGGCAACCGGCCTTGTTAACTGGTTGCAGCATTTATACTCTTACAAGACACTTTAAAGTCATGGCTACTGAATTTACTTGGGCAATCGCCAACCTTGAACGCGAAACCGCCGATGGTTACGTGTTTACTGCTCATTACACCGTTTCTGCTAAAGACGGCGTCTACTCTGCTGGAGCTTACGGCAGCCTAGGTTTTGAGCGTCCAGAAAACCTGATTCCCTTTGCTGACCTTAGCGAAAGCGAAGTTGTGGGCTGGGTCCTTCAAGCACTAGGCGAAGAAAAGGTCACCGAAATTTGCCAAGCCCTTCAGGGTCAACTTGACGAGCAACGCGCTCCTTCTAAAACTGCTGGAGTCCCTTGGACTAACGCTGTTACCAATGGCTAACCGTAAAACAGCTAGCGGAAAGGCAATTAAACTGCCTCCAAAACCTAAGCAAACGACTCAAGGTTCTAGTAAAAATAGCAAACCTAAAAACGGTCAGAAAGCTTATCAAGGTCAGGGTCGATAACAGGGTTACGTATTTCTATATACCAACCGTCTTCGCCAAAAACACCATTTTCAGTAATTTCTGGTTGCAGCTGGGGGTCTAACTCTTCAGCTGCTTCATGGTATTTACGAATTTCTTGATTTAAATTTGCTTCTGTTTTAGCTTCACGCCAAGTTGTTTCAAACCAAATAATTAAGGATTCGATACACTTAGTAAAGAATTGTTTGAAGGTCATTATCGTGCCTTTTGAATCTGCTAAACAGCAACGTTATATGTTTTCTCAGAAACCTGAGATTGCTAAGAAAATGGTAGAACACGTTAAAGCTGCTGGGCAACCAGTTGTTAAAGGTAATAGTAAAAAAGGTGGCAAAATGAGTAAAGGTTATAAGACCAAATAGTTATGGCTCAATCAGGTGGGAGGCGTCCTCAAACGCGACTACAGAACACTGCTGACCGTAGGGCTGTAGAGGCTGCTAGGGCTCGTGGTGATGAGCGCGTTACTGGTCGTGTGTTGCAGGGTCCTTCTGGTAGTCGCCCTCAAAGCACTACTAACGTCCGTGTTGGCCAGCAAGGTGGTTTGACTATGGAAGGGCCACGGAACCCTAATCGCAATAACAGCAGCCCCTTACCGCCCCCTAGAGAGCGTCGTGGTGGTTATATGACGCACACTGTAAGGGCCACAGGAGACACTACAAGGCATCCTGAGCTAACTCGTTACGTGCCTACTGATCTAGCTAAAAACGCTCCTATGCGCCGCTCTCCGATGGAGCAAGCAGTTGGTAACGCAACTCAATTTCTTGGTAGGGCTGCTACGTTGCTTCAAGCAGCCACTGTTGATGTAGCTAATCCCCGTCCCGCTGCAGCTCAGCAGATGACTAAAGCTGCTCAAAATGCAGAGTACAGCAGGCAGAAAAAGGAATATCAAGGTAAGCAAGATAAAGGTTCTTTTGACAGCGCCTTTGGTACCGCTCGTAAACAGGGTGCAAAGGAGTTTACTTGGCGTGGTCGTCAGTACAACACAAAACTTAAAGGAGAATAATCATGGCTAAAGGACCGTGTTGGAAAGGCTACGAAATGGTTGGTACCAAAAAGAAAGGTACCAAAACTGTCCCTAATTGTGTTCCCAAAGGTAAATAGTTATGCGCGAAGCAAACGGTTACGCTAAAAAGCCAGGAAAAGTTACTAAAGTAGCTGGTATTAGTTTTGATATGACTCCTGATATTGATGCTCCAGATCGGCCAGGAACTTCTGCTGAATATGGAAGAGCACAAACAATGCCTATATCTCCTTCTATGGGTCCTGCTACGCAAAATCTTTATCGCAATATAAACCGCATTAAAAAGGGACTTCCGTCTAGTTTGCGCGGCGTTTAATCATGGACCCGTCCTTTCTTTTATCCCTATTCTTTGGTTTTGCCACTATTGGTGGTGGTACTTTTGCTTGGACGCATCGCAGGCACAGTGAACTAGATCAGCGTCTTGATACCGTAGAGATGACACTTCACAAAGAGTTTGTTAGAAAGGACGAGTTAATGCCAATGATGGATCGACTGGATAAGAAGATTCAACACATTGATGAAAAGTTAGATCGCATTCTTTTTAATGGCCGACATTTCTCTTCGTGACGTAGCTAAGTACTACAACAATCAAGAGCATCAAAACTTTGCTTTGGACTTTCTGCAGGATCAAATTCCTCCAGGAACCATGGCAAAGTTTTCTGATCTGTGGCGGTCAGGACCTAAAAATACTATTGCTAAAGGACAACTACTTAAAGTTCCTTACGAGTATCAATTAGATAACGGGCCTACCGGATATCGTGAGTGCTTTTCAAGTTCCTGTGCAATGGTTGCTCGGTTTTATGGCAAGTGTAAAAACGATAATGTTTATAACCAAATCAGAAGCGTCTATGGCGACTCAACAGACGTAAATGCGCAGCTTAAGGCCCTTAAATTCCTTGGGTTAAACGCTACGTTTACTCAGAGGGCCTCAGAAGCCCTTCTAGAGGCTGAGATTGATGCTGGACGACCTGTAGTGTGCGGATGGCTTCACAAGGGCCCTGTAGGGGCTCCTGGAGGGGGTGGGCACTATTCTGTGGCTATTGGGTATACGACAAATAGTTGGATATTTCACGACCCCAATGGGGAGGCTGATCTTCTTAACGGTGGCTATGTAAATCACACCAAAGGCAAGGAGGTGTCATATAGCAAAAAGAATTGGAACAAACGTTGGCTTATAGAAGGACCAACTAGTGGTTGGGCAGTTATTATTAAGCCGTAGCGCTACCTCTACTTTTATGAATTTTTCTGATCCTGCAGTACTTGCAACTTTCTGGTCCTTGGCTTTTGTTATTTCTGAAATTATCGGGATGTCAAAGCTGAAGGAAAACAGCATCGTACAGTTGTTGTTGAAACTTTTCCGAGTGCTCTATGGCAGCTTCGCCAAAAAAGTCACTAAATAGTACAGAAGGTCTTGCTTCAGACAGCGATCTATATGGTTTGCACCGCTTGGTTGCAACTAAATTGATCGACCAGCTGAACAGGGACGATGTTAAAGCTAGTGATCTTGCTAACGCAATTAAATTTCTCAAAGACCAAGGTATTACTGCTCTCAATGGCGGTGATGTATCTGCTATTTCTGAGATGATTTCTTCTCTCCCAGAAGTAGATATTAAAAAGGTTAGATCGTATATTGGTGCTTAGGAACTAATCCTCCTATATGTACCAAGCAGAGACCCCGGAATGGTGACAACACCTTCTGGGGTTTTTGTGTACCTAACCCCTGATGAGGCGATGGCTAACCTTTCGGCTCTACAACGCAAAGAAGCGGTTTCTCAGTGGCGACAATCGATTAAAGAAGCCTTTGGGCATCAATGTGCCTATTGCGGCTGTTTAAGCGACAAGTTAACGCTTGATCATGTACACCCCAAGACTCGTGGTGGCCAGGACGTATCAACAAACGTTGTTCCAGCTTGCAACCGTTGTAACCACAGCAAAGGCTCTGAGCATTGGATGATGTGGTATCAGCGCAAACCTTACTACTGTGAGGAACGTAAAAACGTAATTTCAAGATGGATCAGTTCGACGAGATTTACGCAGCTCTACCCAATAGCGATGTAGATATGCCACCTGCTGTTTGCTTAACTCCAACGATGGAGCAGCAACTACGGCTAGAGCGCGTAAGGCGTGAGTTAGACCAAGTAAAACGAGCAGATCTTGAGGAGCTACTCCTGAACTACATCAGGATGACTTTTATCCTGCAGAATAACCTCAGTCAAGTTTTCAAGTGGGCTAGTGGCAAGAAGCAAAAATCAGACTGAACAAATAATCCAGGAGGCCGTTGAGAGTTTCCCTGTTTTTGCTACTCATTTGTGGCACTACCTACGGCTTCCTAGCCCTACACCAATCCAATACCAAGTTGCTGATTACCTGCAGACAGGTCCCAGCAGAAGGATCATCATGGCGTACCGAGGCTGTGGTAAGTCCTTTCTCACTGCAGGGTATGTGCTCTGGCGCTTGCGTCGTGATCCTGACTGTAAAGTGCTGGTGATCTCCGCAGCTCAAGACCGTGCAGACGCGTTCAGTGTGTTTTGTCATGACTTGCTTCGAAACTGGTTCATGGTCAAGGACCTGTTCCCTAGCGACACTCAGCGTTTTTCAAAGGTTGCTTTTGATGTTTACGGCGCAAAGCCCGATCAAAGCCCTTCAGTGCGCTCTAGTGGCATCTTCGGGCAAATCACCGGCTCTCGTGCTGACCTTATCGTTGCAGATGACGTTGAGACCCCACAGAGCTGTGAGACTCAACTAATCCGAGACAAACTTCGGGAATCCATTAAGGAGTTTGACTCCGTTATCAAACCCGGTGGGGAGATCGTGTTCCTGGGCACTCCTCACACCCAAGACTCTGTTTACGCAAAGCTTGAGACCTCTGGATACACCGTAAGGATCTGGCCTGCTCTCTACCCCACTGGAAAGAAGCTCAGGGACTACTACGGCAACCGTTTGGCACCAAAGGTCCAAGCAGACCTAGAAGCCGATAAAAGCCTTTCTGGGCACCCTGTAGACCCTTTACGTTTTGATTGGGATGAACTAGAGGCCCGTCAGCTTTCTATTGGTCGCTCTACGTTTAACCTTCAGTTCCTGCTGGACATCAGCCTAAGTGATGAGGAACGGTTTCCCCTCAAGCTTAGGGACCTCTGTGTGTTCCGTTTAAACCGCGAACAAGGGCCTAATAAGGTCGTTTGGATGGCTAACGGCGATAAAGCCCTTGATTTGCCCTCAGTGGGCCTTCATGGTGACCTTTTCTTTAAGCCAGCGCAGATTGGGGATGAGTTTCTTGAATACACCGGAGTGGTCCTTTCGATTGACCCTTCTGGACGCGGCTCCGACGAGCTGGGATACGCAGTTGTTGCCTACTTGAACGGTAACCTCTTCCTCCTTGCCTCTGGCGGCCTTAGGGGCGGTTACAGCGAGGTCAACCTTAAAAAGCTCACCCTCATCGCTAAAGAGTACAAAGTTAAGCAAATATTGGTCGAGAGTAACCTCGGCCTCGGGATGTTTAGCGAGTTGCTTAAGCGTTACCTCGGAACGATTTACCCCTGCTCTATTGAAGAGGTCCGACACACAAAGCAGAAAGAAGTCAGGATTATCGACACCCTTGAGCCTGTCATGAACCAACACAGGCTCTGCGTCGACACTGACGTAATCCTGCAAGACCTCGCCACTACGGAAAGCTACCCAAGCGAAACTCGAAGCCAATACCAGCTTTTCTTCCAGCTCACCCGGATAACAAAGGAAAAAAACAGTATTCGTCATGATGACCGCTTAGACGCCCTAGCAATGGCCGTCCAGTACTTTACAGAGTCGATGGCCCTCACCGAGAAGAAAGCCATAGACATGAGGCTTGCTGAACAGTGGGACCTTGAACGACGTTTTATCCAAGGTGAAGGTGGCCTCAAGATTGACGCCATAGGGTACGCACAAAGCCTAGAAGACCTTCAGAGGGCCCTAGGAGCCTCTACAGGGGGCTCTAACTGGATCACAGGCTAGATAGCTCCTTAAGGGCTTTTAAGGGCCCTTCTAGGGGCCTTATTGGCCATAGTACGCTTCTTGATCTTTATGTAGTTGTACTGCTGCTGAGTCTGCTGCTTGTCGTGAGTTGTAAATGCCTAGATGCTGTTTAGTGCGTCTGAAGTGAGCTTTTGCTTCATCAGGCGTTACAAGTTTTCCATCAATCACAGTTGGAATATTTACGTGCCTACCACCGTCAATTTCTACTCCTATAGAACGCACAGTGCTGTAACCATTGGCTCCCATTTCAGGGTTAGGAACTTTAGGTCTGTTACTTAGATCAATATTTCCAGGCATTAACAAGCCAGAAGCCCTTTGGATACTCAGTTTATTTGAGCTGGGAGTAGGCATGAGTCTTACGCGACTTAAACAGTTTACGTCCTAAACAGCCCTCTAAGTGGCACAACAAAAGACATTCCTATTGACACCTCCGTTAGACTCCTATTAAAGAGCTGTTAAAGAGTCTTTTTAAAAGAGTATTAAAAAGGTCTTTTACTGTCTCCTCTTTAATAAACTAAACAGTTAAATTTTTAATAGTATTTAGGTTATTAAAGGTTAAGGACTCTTTAAGAACCATAAGGAGCTTTATGGTACCCTTGGGTGTCTCTTTACTCCGGTTAGGTATGCACACTACAGAGCTTGTTTGGTCTACGCCTAAGGCACAAGATCTAGTGGTGTACATGGCTAGAGTCTCTAACCCTAGTAACCAAGACTCAAGCCAAGGAGCAGAGAAGCTAATCTCCTACCTTATCAACCACAAGCACTGGTCTCCCTTTGAGATGGTCTCTATGTGCCTTGAGATCTCAACTACCCGTAGTGTTAGCGCTCAAATACTCCGTCATAGGTCCTTCAGCTTTCAAGAGTTCTCTCAGCGCTACGCAGACGTAACTACTGTTGGTAGTCCGGTTGTCCCAACGCTTCGTAGACAGGACAAAGCCAACCGCCAAAACAGTACAGATGACCTAAAACCTGAACAAACACAGCTCTACTACCGCCGTATCTCACACCTTTTTGAAGAAGCTGAAGACCTCTACCGTGAAATGGTTAGCTCAGGTGTAGCTAAAGAATCAGCCCGTGACATCCTTCCTATGGCCTCACCAACCAAAATGTACATGGCAGGAACCCTTCGCTCCTGGATTCACTACATCGACCTCAGAACCGCTAACGGCACCCAAAGAGAACATCAAAATATTGCCTTCAACGCTAAAGATATTTTTAAACAAGAGTTTCCTATTATTGCTAAAGCTCTTAACTGGTAAACACCGTGTCAAAATCTCGTGATTACGGCAAAGAATACGCTGAATACCACTCAAAACCAGATCAACGCCGTAATCGCTCTAACCGCAACAAGGCCCGCCGTAAGCTCGCTAAGAACGGTTACAGCCTTAAAGGCAAAGACGTAGACCATAAGAACGGTAACCCAATGGATAACAGCCTCTCAAACCTTCGTCCGCTGAGCCCGAAGGTAAATAGGGGCCGTAAATAGGTCTTAATGGGCGTGTTTAAGGGTGTTAAAGGGTTTTGCTTCAGATTTTTGAGCACTAGTTAGCGTACCGGCCCCCGCCTTTTACCCCCTGGGGGCCTTTAACCGGCCCTCCTATTGAGAATGCGTCGCAATTGCAGGGCCATCGATGGGTCCTAAGGCGGACTCGTTATGAGTTTGGGGAGGCTTGAGGGGTCCTAAGG